TAACACGCTTTTCTGCTTGAGCCACAGGGTTAAAAAGTTGGTTTACGGTGTACCCTAAATTAGGAGCTACTGCTTTTGCAGTCGCGTACGCTTTTGAAACTGGGCTAGGACTATCGTAAAATCCTTTTACTTTTGTAGGCGTGTTGTCAGCCACGGCGTTCATAGCCTTACCAAACATACCCATGCCGGGAACAACACTAGCAATCTCAGCAATATTACCTAGGTTTTGAGCAGTCCTAGGATTTTCTTGAGCGAGTCTAGCTATCTCTTGACCTGCTCGTGTGTTCATTATAGCTTCAGTCACGCCTAAATCTGGTGTCACAGCTTCAGCAAAACCAGTAAAAGGAGACAACAAAGAGCCAACAGCACCACCAGCAACATTCAAAGCGCCTGTACCAAAGTCAGCCGCAGCCTCACCAATGTTTCCTTGACGCAGATTCTCACGGGCTTGAACACCCTGCTGTACACCCATAGACATTTTATCACCGCCCGCGCTAAAGTCTCTAGCTATGCTCTCAGGAAGAGCTTTAGCTGCTTCAGTAGATTTTCTGACAGCCTGCCTAGAGTACTCCAGTTCCGTACGCCTAGACTCTTGGCGGTATCTTTTACGTACTGAATAAAAGTCTTCTCTACTCACTTTCTTCAGTCTCCTCGTAGTTTCTAATTTCATCTATTAGATCAATTAGTACTAAACGGTCTAGCTCCATGCGCTCTAGCTGAAGAGGGTCGTTAATTGTTTTTATGGCTTTATTAGCTGCAGACAAAAGCTCTGCGTATCCTTTTAGTACCGCTGCTTTTCCGTGTCTCTTAATTTGCTTAGACAACGCTGTACCAACAGCGGCTACACCAAGCGCTCCCGCAGCAGCAGGAGAAACAAAAGCAGCACCTGTTGCGAGAATTGATAACGCTGTAGTAGGAACAGTTATGCCCGTGTTGTCTCTAATTGTTTGCATAAGCCTAGCGGGAGCATTGTCACCCTCTCTGTTTCTTTTACCTACTAGTTTATCCAGCGCGGTTAATGACCTAAACTGCTGGTCTAACAAGTTATGGACATCGTTCCCCTTAGTATTAGCCTTCATGTAATCGTTCATTACATTACGTACAAGTTTTGCCGCAAGGCCTTGATAGGTATCTACGTCAGCGTCGAGTGTTTGACCAGAAGCGTGTACAGCAGCATCAAAGCGTTTTCTAGCTTCAAGAAGTCCGTTTAAATCACCTCCTTCTTCTTTAATAATTCTCTGAGCAAGATCTGTGTACTTTATGAACTGTTTTTGGGCCGCTGGTGTGGCAAGCTGAAACACATCACTATTTAAAAAATCATTAAGAGACTCTGAGAACTCAAAATTAAGCGCTTCCATGTCTACTTTCTTGTTTTGCGTTTTGATGTAGGATTGTAAGCGTTCTCCTTGTTTTTTTACGTGGTCTTGTATAATGGTGAAGTTTTTGCTCACAGAACTGTAAGGTTTTATTCCCGGAATAGTTTGAACTACATCAATAACAGATTCATCAAACTCGTTAGGAACCCATGTTTTAGTCTGGAGAGGTCCACGTAGCTCTACTCTATCTAGGGAAGTAAAACTTTCTGGCGTTAGCATACCAGTTAGAGCTTCTTTTTCACGCGCCAACTTAGATGCAACTCCTGCTTTCCTAGCCTGCATTTCTCCGGGCAGTCGTAGATCTAAGTCAACTAAATCAGGACGGGGTGAAAAGAGTGTCGCTAAATCAACACCAATCCCTAAGTTTTCTTTTACCTGTTCTGCTAATGCTTTGTTGTTTTTCTCCCAGTTTTTATATGAGTCGTAACCAGAAGATATTGACAAGAGCATTTCTTGTACGCCGGGGTTTTGTGCGAACTCTTCAAACTTTTGTCCTGCTGCTGTCAAAGCACTGTCAAAAAAGTTTTTAACGTAGTTGGGCACTAGAGGAGTAAAAGCCTCCATTGCCATAGCACCGCCTGTCCTAGCAGCTTGTGAAATAGCAGTACCTGCCACATCAGAGATACCTATCTGCCCCGTTCCGGGAACTCCGGGAATCTGAAGAGCCTGAGTAGCCAGCCTACGAGTAAACTCAGGCTTAAACTCTTCCATAGGAGCCATAACACCCTCAACGTAAGACGGCTCTGGTGCGGCAGGCTCTTGTTGGGCTTCGGTTTGCGCTTTGTACTGCTTTTGAGCAAACTCTAGTATCTCAGATTCTGAAGCTCCTTCAGGGTGTTTTACTGTTACAACTTCTCCTGCAGGGTTTCTAACTTTAGTTTCTGGCATTATATTACTCCGACTCTGTGACTATCTCAAAGCCTTCAAAACGGTTACTTGTAGGTACAGGAATAGGCTGTAAAAAGGTCAAAGTCATTTCTGCGTTCTCGCCCAAATTGTTAGCCGCCTGCGCCCTCAGTTTATTGTAGCCTTCTATCTTTCTGGTCGCCTCTCGCCTATACTCCTCTAACATACGCTTAATTGTAGTGTCGTCTAGGGTTATGTCCCCTGCAACAACTTTAGTGGTAAACGCCAAATCTTTATCTGAAAGACCTGTACCAGCACCTAAGTTTGTAATGTAGTCTGCCACACGCTTTGCTGATTCGGCTAGAAAAGCCTCTGTGTTTTCTATAGGTACGTTATCTACAGGATATCCTACTGCTTTTAAAAACTTATTAACTTGCAAGTTTACGTTAGCCAGAGATCCAGTAAACATCGTGTCTACGTCACCTATGATGTTATCTATGCTTCGTATACTGTCTGCTGATTTTGTAGCTTGATCCCAAAGCTCTTCAAATTTGGATGCACCTAGTTTAACTAATTCAGATGACATTTCTGAAGTTACATTCTCAATGACTTGTCTATTGGGAGCCTCAGTTAAATTAAGTGTGCTAGGGTCAACAAGTTTTCCGTCTACAGCGACCATGCCTGAGTCAGTTACCCTGTAAGCAACAGGTTTACCGTCCTGTAAGAACATCTCAACTTTACCCTTCTGTAGATCTGAGTAGGCTTTAAACTCTTGTTTAGACATGCCCTTTAAATCAAGAGTCCCGACAAACTGGGGAGTGTAGCCCTTACCTAATAAAACCTTACGTCTCGCGGGTACAGAAAGTTCGGGCATAGTTTCCATTTTTCTTTCGGTTAACGTGTCACCAATTGCGTTAACTCTTTCTAGGCTAGACGCTGATCGTACCTGTTTAGCTAACTCTGGAAACCCCATTTCTTCGGCTTGAAGAGCTACGTCGGTTTTTCGCTCAGTTAGTGCAGCAGTGTTTGCTTGCTTTTGCTGCATCTCTTTCGCCATAGTTAGTAGCTGCAACGCCTGAGATTGCATCCCCGGTATCTTAGCCATTTTTTGTGCTTGCTCAATCAGAACAGCGGGATCTGTAGCTCCTATAGCGGTAGACAGTACGTTGCCTGTTTGTGTGGTAGTAGCTTGAGTAGCAGCAGTAGTAAACGCTTGAGCAGCGTCTGTGTTACCTCTGGCACGGTACTCGTTGGCAAGCTGCTGTAGCTTCGCAGGGTTATTCGCGTGTTGCTTTAGCAACTCCTGTATCTCTGCTTGGCTTCTCTGTGTAGCCTGCCGTGTCATCATACGACCCGGAGCGCCGCCAAGACCGCGAGCAGCCTGAGTCAACTCTTGTTGATACGAGGGATTCAGAAGACCCGCCAGCATCTGTTGTGAAAATCTAGCCATGATTAAATTTCTCCTTTAAGCCGTAGGGCCTGTGCTGCCAGTGCTACCACTATCGTCATCATCTCCAGCGCCTACACCAAATAACTCAAAGATGTCTCCCCAGATTCCACCACTTTTTTGTGCACCAAAGAGTCCACCTAAAACGCCAGTACCAAGGCTACCCAACAAATTAGCTTGAGCTTGCTCTGCTACCAACCTAGCCTCAAGACCACTCATCATTGTCTCACCGTACTGACCAGCACCAAACAACTGTCCCTGCTGTTGCATCTGCTGATAAGGCATCATAGCCTGCTGTAGCTGCATCATCTGAGTCTGTGGTAGGTACGCAGCACCCATAGAGCCAACACCTAAGTTTTGCTGTGCCGCTAGTTGTTGCAAGTCTGCCTGAGACAACTGACTACCCATGCCTGTAAACACTTGAGCCTGCTGTGCCAACTGAGCCTGTTCTGCCTGTGCTTGGCCCATAGCCTGTAGCATAGCTGAGTTTCTGGCTTCTGCTTGTGCTTTACCAAACGCTAGTTGCTCTGGTGTTCCACCAAACTGTGCAGTCTGTACACCTAAGCGTCCCTGTGCAGCCAGACGTTCTTCCATTGCCTGCGCCTGTCGTTGCTCCTCAGGGGACTGTGCAGCCCTAATGCGCCCATAGATGTCTTGCTCGCGTTGAGCCATGTTAGTGTCACGCAAGTCTCGCATCATGCCGCTGCCTAAACCAAACGCTTGGCCTGCCGCCGTTCGTCCTTGTGCTTGACCGAAAGGAGTACCAGCAAGCTGAGTTTGGGCACGAGTAAGCATAGACTGTTGGAACGCTTTTTCTTGGTCAGAAAGCCCGATGCTTGTGCCTACGCCAGTAAAGTTACCTTCGTCATCAAACTGAGGAGTTGCACCAAAGCTACCACCCATTGTAGACGCTACAGTAAACGGCTTAAACTGAGACATTCCTACGGCTTGTTGTGCTAACCCGTAAGCACCGGGAACGTACATTTGTTCATTTGTACGAGGATCAGTAAAGAAAGTTCCTGCTAAAGACTGTTCACCAATGTCGCCAAGACGGTTCATAGCGCTTGCCGTAAGCAAACCACCTCCTACACCGCCTATGCCTAATAAGGCTTTTAACCAATTTTCCATCAGTAAGTCCCTCCGTCAATCGTCCCTGTAGACAGAGTTCCTGTAAACGTCAAGTTAGGTATAGTAACAGTACCTGTAAACGTAGGTGAAGCTGTGTTCGCCTTGGTCGCAACTGCAACCGCAATAGCGTCAAACTCTGTGTTAAATTCAGTGCCTTGAATAATCTTGCCAGCATCTCCAGAAGGCAAACTATCCTTAGCAGCAAAGTTAGTTGTCTTTGTATAGTTGCTCATAGTGTTTTACCCATTAGTGCTAATACGTTAATTTCTTGGAGAGATAAAGCAAAACCGTTTATTTCTGACTCAAGACCAATAGTAATAATAGTACCAGAGCCTGTAGTGTTAACAGGAGGTCTGGTTGTTGTTGCTCCTCCAGTAAACTCAGCAACTGTGTACTCTGAAGCTGCTTCGTTAAAATAAAAGGGAGTCTGGTTACCTACCGTAAACTCCTGTGTACTGTACGATGTACCAAAGTCATACGCCCACTTCATAAACACAGTAGCGCTGTTAGCACCTACCAGTGTTGGACGTATCTTCTTTAGGAACTTAAGTTTAGATGGATCACCAAACGTCAAACCGGGACTGTAGTACCTAAAGCGGTAACTGGAAGTCCTAATTGTTCCTGAGTCATTGTACTCATCAGCGTACCCTGCGTACTCACCTACGCCGTCCACAGTACCTACAAGAAGCGTACCATCGTTCTTTCTCTCGTAAGACTTAAACGGTGCAGAGGTCCACCGTGTGACTCTGAAAGCGTTGTTCTCTAGTTTACCCTTGAGATCAAAGCAGTACGTAGTTGATCTGTCTGGAAACGTAATGAGGTAAAAAGAGTTCTCAGGGCTGTACACAGATGCCGTTGGTGCAGTCCGTGTTTCAATCAAACTAACAATTTCAGACTTTATGTTTACACTCAAATCAGACAGAGGTAGTGACTTTTCTTGTATAGTTCTACCAAAGCTCCTCAAGCCATTCTGAGACATAAACAACACATCAGTACCTATATGCTGTACAGAGTTTCTACAGATGCACCCAACGCCAGCGACAGTATCAGACAGTGCCATAATTGCTGGACTAACGGCGTTAGCGTACACGATGATGCTGTGCTTGCCTAAGATCAGCAGAGCGTTGTTGTGAGCAACCAGTGCCCGTACTTCATCGTACCCATCAGGCCAAGCCTTAGATACATCTATAGAACCACTGGAGCCACCAGTGAAGTCTGTTCCTATCAGCAGGTCAGACCAGTATATAGTCTGTGTGTCTGCTGCGTTATCTACGATCCACAGTCTACCGTAAGCTGCTAGAGCCTCGTGGCAAAAGAAGTTACTATTAGTAGAACTGCCCGTTGCTGTGCCAAACGTCCTGAGTCCTGTCGCGTTGTCGTACACCAGAGGCTCTTGTCCACGTTGAAAGAAGTAAGCCTTATCATTAAAGTTGACTATCTTCCAGTTGTCTGCAGAAATTGCGTACGAACCCGGAGTAATGTCAGTAAGCGTGTCATCAGGATTAGTCGTCTGTGCAGTCTTAAATATCTTGTTGTTACCTGTGACAAAGACTTCCTCGTTACCTGCGTCATCGTAAAAGTGGTGCAACTTAACAGCGTAGTCAGAACCTAGAGGTGTGTTTACAGCAGTTAACAGGTCTACTCCCTTACGTGCAGCAATACGCCCACGCTTGTCAATCACAGCGTTATCAGCGATTTCAGCAAACGACGGATCCTGTGCAATAGGAGAGTCTTCTGTGTTGACTCCTTTAAACGCAGGAGCAACTAAGTTGATACTTTGTAGCGGCTGTGCCATACGTCAGGCTCCTACGGAGTGTACCAAATGGTTTCTTCAGGGTGCTTCTGTGCGTCCATAGCAATCGCGTCAGACAAAAACTTATCAGCAATACCAAAGTACTCAGGTGCTGATGTACCGCCTGTCTCGCCACGCTCACGAGCTAACAGAGCTATTGCTAGGTGTATTACAGGTTGACTAGGTATAAGCAATTCATCTGTGTCAGAGCTTAACTCAGCGTTTCTAAGAGTACAGTTAAATCTCAGGCTGTACACACCGTCAGGCTTAGGATAAATGTCTACTTGAGTATCACCACTAGCGTCTACGCCGTTGTACGTGTAGTACTCAGGTGGGCCACTAGGCGGTGATTGATTCAAGTACTTATCGTTAAACCAGTGCTGCGTGTTGTACTGCATAAAGAGGTTTGATGTATCATTAATTACGTCTAGTACCTTTATCTTGTTTTGTGACCCAGTGAGTACGTAGTTAAAGATATCAGCAGACGTAGTTACCGTAAGAGTAGTCCTGAGTGCTGACCAATCCCAAGCGTCCTCTATCATCTTCTTAGCGTCGTTTACAAAGTCACCCGCCAGTTTACTGTAGGTTGTATCTTGTACACTAGACACCTCGTCTTCACGCAAGCGTCTGAGGACGTTGTTTACTAAGTTTAAATATGTCATCTTATGCCATGCCCTCAAACAAACTTCGTTTAATTATGTTGTCTAGTTCAGCCATGTAGTCCTTCTGTGGTGGTGCAGGAGGCTCTGGTACAGCCTGAGGCGTGTAACTAATACCGGCTAAAAACGGGTTAAACATACCACCACCACCACCACCGCCACCGCCGCCACCAGTAGGAGGAGGAGTTACTGGAGGTTCGCCGGGAGTAAGACAGAAACCTTCTTCGCTCATTACCGCACCTTCAGGACACGTAGTACAAGCAGGAAAGTTAGTAGCTCCGTTATCGCACTCTTCTGTAGTACTAGGACACATTCCGTCTTCGTACTCAAAAACGCTAGTTCCATCAGGACAAGTATCACACCCACTTTCTTCTGTAGCTCCGTTGTCACAAACAGTAGTACCTTGTACACAAAGTAGCGTTTCTGGGTCTTTTGAAAAACCGGGCTTACATTCACAAGGCCCGTCTTGCCCATCGTTGACAGCGTTAGGGTCGCTACAAGTTTCTGGAGGAAGACCAACTGAAATACAGGCTTTACCGTCCTTGCTTACTGTAAAGCCGTCAGGACAAACACACGGTCCTAGTTCTCCGTTATTAGTTGCATTTTCGTCTCTACACAACTCCTGTGGATCTTGTTTTGATGGCACACATTTGCCGAAAGTTGCGCTGTTTTCGTCGTTATCCGGTACGTAGTCCTCTTTACACTCACAGCCACCTTGTCCATCTGATTGAGAGTTAGGGTCTGCTTGTGTACATGGATCTGTGGTGTCTATGTCTTTACACGGCGCATCGTCTGGTCCGTAGCCGGGAACATTTTGTGCAGCACATATATCTACTATTGAAGTACAAACGTCGTACCCTTCTGGCTTGGCATAATCACTCTTACAAGGACCACAGCCACCGTCGTCACCTGCAGGTGGGTCTGCGTTTTCATCGTTACACACTAACTCAGGAGCCGGTGTAAAGTACATAGAACTGGAGAGGTCGTCTGCACACGGGTCATAGGTAATTGAATTACCGTCGTAGAAAAAAGCACCATCTTGGTCAGTATCTTCAGGTAAATACTCAGGTGTATTACCGTTTGTACATTGACCACCGCTGACATCAATACAGAAACCTTCTGTGCTATACTGTCCTTGCTGTGTAGTTGTAGAGTCTCCGGGATATTTACTAGGCTCCGCAAAACAAACTTGACCTACTGTTACACAAGCTGCACCAGCAACGCCACCTCTGCGTACTTGATTTGGGTCGGGACACTCATCGTTGCCATCATCAGGACCGGGTACTTCAACAGGTGGCTGAGTTTGGTCGCAAGGATCGTAGGTATAGCTTTTTCCGTCACGAGGGTCTGTAAAAGCCCCATCTTTGTCATCGTCAAAATTAATATAAAAAGGCTCAGAACCGTCGTCACACAGGTCGTCAGGGCCGTTACCACCTTCGCCCTCGCAGACTCCATCTTCAGGTCTTAGAGTCCCGTCGTTGCAGTATTCTCCGCAGTTGCCCTTCCACCACCTTTGTTGATCTTGAAGTGCAAAAGTTAGAGAACCTTCTGGATAACCGTCTTCACACTTGATACCGTCGGGTCCTGTGGGTGTTCCACCGCCATATTCATCACAGTTAGTGCCTTCTTCGTCTTCTTTTTCAGTTACTCCGTCTTGACAAAAACCAAACTCAGGTGGTTCAGGAATACATTGAAGTTCATCACCTACAAACTGATAGGTGCCTGCTGATCCGTCTTCTAAATTACAAGGGTCACCTTCCTTGACTACAGGCTCTGGGCCGGGACAGTTAGTACCTTCTGCGTCTTCTTTTTTAGTTAACTCATCATCGCACATTCCGTAATCTGGTACGTATTCAGGACAGTTAGTTCCAGCAGCGTCTTCTTTCTTAGTTACACCGTCTTCACAGTACTCTTCAGTGCCTGTTAGACCAATAGTTCCATCACCGTTAATGTCTTGATTAAATAGTTTTTCTAGCTCTTTGAGTATCTTATCGCCGTACTGAGAACCAATAATAATAGCTCTCATCCAAGGTGGAAGTCCCGGTTGAGTTGGGTCAGCACCGCCAAGGACGCCTTCAAGAATAGCTTTAATTTTACCGGCGCAAGCCGCTGGGTCTTTAACACAATCAAGAGTTTCTAGGGCTTTGTCTACTATTCCTTGTACTGCTTCTTGTGTAGCATCTATTATATCATCAGTGCCGTCAAGTATGCCTTGAGTAATAATACCGGCAATGTCCCTGTTTTCCATGCAGTAAGAGGCTGTGTTAGCAACGCCGTCTCCGTCGTCGTCTTTGGACATACAGTCTCTTAACTGGTCCCTAGCTGCATCGTTAAAAGGCCCAGTAATTTTGTCCCATATTTCTCCAATAGTTGGTAGACTCATGATTCCCGGAAGAGGCAACCACGCAGGTAAACCCGGAATTTGAAGACCTTTAAATATTACTTGTATGTGTCTACCAAAGTCATCCCATAAATCGTTAATTGCTTTAGGGTCAACACAGTTAGTTGTAACTGTAGAGCTACATAGTTGGACTGTTACGCCAATGTCTCCGTCACCTAAAACAACCCTGTTTAAAATTTGTTGTGGGGCTGCAAAGCTAAAAGAGTTTTGTATAAACGTGTTGTCAGCTATTCCGTAATTTTCGTAACGTTCAAAAAGCTCTTGTGCCCCAGAAGAAGGATCTTCAGAAGATAAAATTTCTTCAAACTCGTCAATAAAACTGTTGTACTGCCACTCATTAAACTCTGAAAACTCTGTGTTACCGTCGCTGTCATAGCCGTAAACAGTATGTGCATTACCGTCAGCATCTATAGCATAGAGGTCGTTAAATCCATCACCGTTTAAATCAGAAGAGGCCCAATCAACAGCACCTTCTGGAAGATCACCAAAAAGATGTCTGAGATAGGCTTCTAGTGTTTTGTATTCTGGATTAGATGATCCTTGAGGACCAAGTGGATTAAAACCGGCAGCAAGATACTGCTGAACAAAATCCCAAAAATCAAAGTCTGGATGATTTGGATTTACTGTTATCTTAACCACGGCTACTTACCACCTTTAAGCTGCATCAGCTTGTCAGCACCACGTATGCCAAAGCTGGCTGTGACTGCAACGTACAAAAGATATTGATACCACTCAGGTAGCTTCCCTAGCTCTGCAAAGGCAACGCCTACGCGACCAATGATATCAAGATCGTTCATACCTACGCCCCACATAATTGCTATCACAGGCGCACTCAGGACTACTGTGAACCACTCGTCTTTCCACGAGTTAGCACTAGCCTGTGCCATGTGCTGTTCCCAAGACGCTGTGTTCTGTATCACTTGCATCTTAGCTACATGTTTAGCTTGTGATTGCTCGTGACGATTGCTCATCCAAGTCTTAGCAAGTCCAGCAATAGGACTAATGAGTGCTTGCCACACTTACGACTTACCTCTGTTACGCCAGCTTTGCACTGTGTCTGTTTCCCAGATGCGTATACCTGTCCACACGAGTGTCAACAACGCAGCTAAGGAAGGCAGTACGCCAGCCAAGGCACCAACACCAGTTGCTACAGAAACTGTATCCATTACCTCTTTCATACCTTGATCTGCCATCCTCATGCACCTTTGATGATTACTACCGTACCGTATATAATACAGGCTGTTACGGCAGTGGCTATAGACAACAAGAAACTATCTAGTAGCATACGTTGCCTCTTGCGTTGCTTATATATTACCTCTTCTCGTTGTGCTTTAATCTTACGTCTCAACATTATCATCTCTTGGTACGTTTCGACGCCGTATGACCACACAATGAGTTCTCTTATCTGCTTCTCTTGCTCCTCTAGCTTTTTCTTAGCTATAACGCTATTGAGTGCTTGTTGCTCTACGGTGTTACCATCAAATAACTTTTTGAATACACCGGGACTCTCAGCTTCTTTTTCTGCTTGTCTTATGTCAGCAGCAAAGGAATACCAAGCACCCAGCTTCTGAGCAACGTGTTCAATCTCAGCACCTTTGTTTACTAGCGTCTGTATCCCTTTGAAGGTTGTAGACGCCATAGCAATTAAAGAAAGAGGATCCATTCATTAGATTACCAAGAAACGCCAGTGCCAGACGTAGGTGTAGCTTGCTCTGCAATCTGTGCATCAATAGCCGCCTCTGTAGCCGCTACTTCATCGTCACCCAAAGCCGCCTTCGCCCAGCCTACAGCCGTAGCTTCAGTAACATCAGCCCACTCAACAAACGAGCCACTAGGAGCCTCAAGGCCAACAGTGCCATAAGATGAGCCAGAGTTGTCTCCGTCTTCTTTTGAGCAACGCCAGTGTACGGTGTTGACTACGTTGGTGTGTCCGTCTTGTGAAACGGTGTAGTCCATTGCTGATACAGTCCATGTGTGTGCCATTGTTTATTCTCCTTTGAGTGCCGCTACTTCGGCTTTTAAGTCTTGAATTTCTTTAATCATCATTGGGACTAACTTGCTATAATCCACGCCCCACATATCATCTTCTGTTTCACCTTGTGATACTGCTTCTGGTGCAACATCAACGAGTTCTTGTGCAACCATGCCGTAGGTTTGATGAGATCCGTCAGCCTTCCAATCAAACGAACGTACACGGATAGCGTCAATGTTACCTGCTGGTGAGTCTACGATGTTTTCCTTAAGGCGTTGGTCTGATGAAGTGTTATATGTAGTAGCTGATGTTGTACAACTTATGGAGCCAACTAAAGAGCTACCGTAGCCGTTCACCCAAAAACGCAAAGGCACAAAAGCGGCGTTTGCGGCGTTTGTGATATCCACTGCATTTTGTGCGCCACCGCCGTTGTTAACTTCAAAATATCCAATAGCGCCTGTATTGCTACGAACCGCCTGAAACCTGCCTGAGTTGCCTACTAAGGAGCTAGTACCAACCAGCAGGTTGCCACTGGCGTCGATACGCATAGCTTCTGTGCCAGCAGGTTGGAATAGAATTGGAACACCAGATGCAGTTTCAATAGCCATTGTTGAACCTGTGGCTATCAACCTTCCCTTCATCGCATCGCCTTGCGATAAATCAATTAGTGCGCCACTTGTAGCGTTATTTATATCAAGCGATGTATAACCAGAAAATCCAGTAGGACTATTAGTACCAATACCAACGTTGCCGCTGGAGTCGATGCGCATACGTTCTGTAGTTGATGTCGTAAAATAAAGCTCGTTACCAATAGAACCTACAGAAGCAAGACCGCCTGAGTTAGTAAGCCTAAGAACAGATGAGCCTGAAGTAGATTCTAGATTTGTCGTGGTACTACTTGCACTACTAACATTAAATCTAAACGTGGCTAAGGCAGTACCAATACTAACGTTACCACTGGAGTTGATACGCATACGTTCTGCAACAGTGCCAGAGGCAGACGTTCCAAAGGTTAAGAATGTACTACCACCACTTGAGTCTGCTTGTATCTTGGCTTCCCCACTGCTTCCGTTGTAATCCAAATCAAGAGAGTTAGTGGTATTGCCGCCGTTGCCTGAAATAATAACCTGACCGCTGGAGTCGATACGCATGGCTTCACTACCGGCGGCAGATCTAAAAATTAATTCACCATCTGATTGCACCGTTTGTAGAATTAAGTCATTTGCAGTCGCAACTACTTCTCCCATTAATGTGCCGCCGCCCTCAAAATCAAGCGCGCTGGAAGTAGCACCGTTTAGTGTGAGAGTTGTGTAATTTGCGTATGCGTTAGGACTCGTAGTACCAATACCAACATTGCCATTGTAGTTTGCAACTAAAACATCTTTTGCAGAGCCTCCATCAGTTATTGTTAAGAATACTTTGTTTCCGTCTGAGTTTGACTTGTACCCCCAATCAGCAAAATAGGTGGGTGCAGAAGATCCGTATGTAAATCTTATATTTGACGTATAAGAATCGTTACCATCAACAGTCAAACCATCCATCGTGGCAGTACCCGTGACATCAATGCCTGTGGAGGTTGTTTCTAGTTTTGGAGAGCCATTATGGTAAAGATAAACCTGAGCGCCATTAAAGCCTGTAATGTATG